TGTAGGGTCTAAATCCTTTGGATTCTCTACTCTTAGCATGACTTGATCGTCATATAAAAGAATAACCTTAACCCCTTTATAAATCATTTTTACACCAGCATGTTTGCCATAACAAACATAATCACCCGGTTTACACCAAGCCCCCGTTGTAAATTTATCTTTGTCTTGATATGCAAGATCACCAACAGCTAAAACTTTTCCTACTGTTGTAAGATATGCCATATCATCTACAGTTGAATCTGGTAATAGAATACCACCCTTTGTAGTTGACTTAATAGATACGGGACGAACTAAAATATTAAAACCGGGAATCTCTGGTAAAGGATTTGGGTCTTTCAAACTATCTTCATTGCCGCTAATCCACTGATCATTTTTAATTGCTTTTTGTAAAGCAGGCTGTCGCATGGTTATTCTCCTTCTTCGTCATGAAATCTTATTTTAATAATATCAGTTAAATCATTTCTTGCCCATGCTAACCCTTGATAGTATCCTACCATTTCCCTATAACTAGCGTAATCTCCTACACCACTTTCTACTAAATTTGTCTTTACATGTTCCATTTGGCTATTTAAAGACATTACAATTTCGTCCCATAAATTCATTACAGCACAACTACTCCCACTACTACTCCAACAGCAACAGCACACAGAACTTTAACCCAAACCCGACATTCTGTTGAACAGCTGCAGCTAGAACAACCAATTGTAGATTTACATTTATCTACCATAGCTTTTAGTTTTTCTTTCATATTACTCTCCTGTTAATTCAATAAATTTTGATAAGGCATCTAAGCTAAGTCGTGCATCACTTTCTTCCGACTTTATAGCTGCTTGTACTACTTTTACTAATGTTTTTAATCCTTCAATATTTTCTGTAGACTCCCTATCTTCAGATATTTGTGTAAGTTTACCAAGAAGGTCCATTGCTTTTAGCTGTTGAGCATTTTTTAGTTTAGCATCTTCAGTTGCAGCACCGACAAGAGTATCCACAGCTTTCATGGCTTGTTTATTAATTCTGTCTTTTTCTTTTTCTTCAGATTTAATTAACTGCTGCTGTCCATCTTGAATTGCTTTAAGAGCAACTTCTGTTTCTTCAATATCAAGTTCTCTATTTTTAAGAGAAGCATCTGAAGCATTCTTCATAGTATCAAGCTGAAGTTTTTGTTGCTCAAGTTGTAACCTAGCTTTTTCTAGTTCAACCATTTGCTCTTCAGGACTTTGTTGCTTACCCATAGCCATATTTGCATTTTGAACTTGCGAAGCAGCTTGAGCCATAGCAACTTCCATTATGTTTGGCATTTGCTGCTGCTCTTCTGGCAGATTACTAACAATCTGTTTAGCAACTCCACCAACCTGTTCTTGGTACTTCATAATAATATGTTCTTGAATATTTGATTGAAGCACAGGAACCACTCTTTGCATTGCAGGGTTCTGTCCATTCATTGGGTCCTGCAAGAAAGCCATCTTTACCTGAACGTGTGCATCATGGTTTTGACCGGGGAATGCCGCAATAGATAATCCTCTTGTAGCTGCTGCAATATCAGATAAAGGATCAAGAGGTTTAGGTTCTTTCTTTGGAGGTAGAATTTCATCTAGATTTGGCATATTTGCAGCATCAAGAATTGTTCTATTTAAGGCTTCAAGATTGAACATGCCGGGAGGAGATTGCTGGGCTAATTGTAGTGCCATCTGTGCCAACATCATCCGGTGAGCATTTGATGGAATATTTGGATCACTAACAGGAATAACATCTACTCTACCATCAAAATCTCTTTTAAGTACTTTTTGGGAAACACCCGGTACATCAAAAGGATATTCATTTGGTAAATAGTCGTAGTTTATTTTTGCTAGAATCTTAAACTCATCTTTCTGAGACTTGTGAAGTCTTTTGTGAATAGCACTAAAGAATTTACTAGACGCTTCAAGAAGAGCCATCGTTGTTCCCACAGGCCCATATGAAGAAGCGTCTGATACAACCTGTTCGGTACTATCAGCAAACTTCTGTCCTGTAGCAGTAATAAAGTTAAGCATCTGGAACAGAGTCGAGGAAGGCTCCTTATATGGCAAAGGAACAATAGACTTAGAAAGGTCCATACCAGTTGCTTCAACTTCTTTGAACTCACCCGGTGCAATTGGATCATTATCACCAACAATCCTCACACCCTTTGCTTTGAATCCTCCCGGCAAGTTCGAGAACTGACCAGCATCCACCAAGGCTCTCATAGCTGCAGTTGCAGTCATTGTAAGATTGCCAAGGAAATGTATCAGTCCTAACCCATAGAAACCAAAGCCCGGTACAAAACGATAATGCACAAAGTGCATAATCTTTTCTCTTGTAGGATCATCAGGTCGATAGTTTCTACGAATACTTAAAACTTTACGAGATTGCTCTTCAATTGTTACAATATATGGAAGAGCAATACCATCAGAATATTCTGGGTCTTCTTCAAGTTCCAAATAACAATGTTGCTCAAGGAGAACATACTGAGGATCATCCTCTCCTGTTTGAGCCATACCCATAACAGTATCAATCTTAGATGAAATTGGAGTGGGGCTTGGAACATAAGCATCTGGAAGATCAATATCCAAATACATACCAGAACGAATTTCTCTCATTAAATCATGAGGACTACGATAAATAATATGTGTGTATCTATCTGCTTTTCTTAAATCACTTGCATAATAAGACACATAAAACTGATCAATAGGAACAAACTCTGATACAGGACGTTCAAGAGATGCATCATAGTAAACTTTTTTAAATGCTGACCCAATTAATGGTAGGTGGAACAACATCCGCTCGAACTCGTCAAAGTATTCGGGCATCTGCTCTGTAAGCTGATAGTTCATAAATTCCTGAACTCTTTGAGACTGCTGATCCTTTTGGTAATTGGTTGTACCAAGAACCTGCGCCTTTACTGGACCTGCCGGTGGAAATAATTCTCCGATAGCCTTTGATTGAAATTTTACAGCTGACTCAATAAGTAAAGGATGGACAGCAGTACAAGCACCCTCAAAAGGTTCTGAAGTATCTTCAAGCTTCAATCCAAGAAGATCAAAGCCCCTTTCAAACATAGACTCCCATTCTGCTCTTGAATTTAAATCAGCATCATATCTATCGTAAACACCTTCAGCAATATAGATCAAACTTTGATCATCCATATCTTCAGCCAAGTTTTCAAACCATTCTCTAATATCTGGCTTTTCTTCATACTCAAATTCATTTTCAAAACTAACGACAACGCCACCATCTTCTTCAATATCAAAGGATACGGATTCACCAATTTCAATACTAGCCCCCTGCTCTGGTATCTGAATAATTTCAGCAGAGGGGATTTTATCGTATGGGTTTCTTTCAGTTGCCATTTTTATAAGTATCCTTAAATTTTAAATGAATGTATTCCATTACAGCTTTTTGGTAATCTTTCCAACTTTTGTAATCTTCTTCTTTTGGACGAACCAAATCATAATTAATATTTTTTTCGTATGTCCACATCACATTATTATATCACGAAAAATCTCTTTATGCAACCCTTATCTTGAAATAAATACATAATCGGCTACAGTCGTACCCATTAACTCCATATTTAATTCATTCTCAATAAAAGAAATTATTTTTTCTGGGGTAGTGCCAAACCGTTCACATGTATTCTTAATCTCAATATTCATTACCGGCTTTGTGCGTTTGATGGTTTCTACCGCACCTTCCAAGAACTGTAACTCAAATCCTTCAATATCTACTTTTAAATAATCAATTTGTGAAAAATTAAATGAATCTAATGTTTTAATATGAGCGGCATAATCTCCACCATCATCTTCCACAATAGAAGCAGTACCACTGTTCCCTTGGTCTGCATAAGACAACTGAACTACACCTTCTGCATTTCCTAATGCACAGCTATGTATTTCATATTTATCTTTAGAAAACTTCTCAAGATTTTTTTGTAGACAAACTCGGTGTTCAAGAATAGGTTCAAAACAAATTACTTTATCAAACTTTTGAACAAGGTCAACCGCCCATGTTCCTACATGCGCCCCGACATCCATAGCCACACCAAAGTTATTAACAAAACTTAAACTGTTAGTTCTGTGGGGTTCTTGATATTCCCCACCTTTAAAATGATTATCAACCAAAGGAAAATAAAAATTATTTCTTTTTTCAATTACAACCTTTAACATACTATATTAAGTCCTCCAATATCCTATTCGTTTTTGTCTACGGTGATTTACGTCGTCTTCCCAGTTTGGATCATCAGGATGTCCCAATCGCCAAGACTCCTTCATATAATGCACAGCCATTACAAGAGCATCCACTTGGTCATCATGACGCCCATGCGGAAAAGTAATTAGCTCTTCTAATAAATCATCTGCCCATCTTTTGTTTGATGGTATCCAAACTCTACCAGCTTCTAACATTGGGCTTGCAGCATATACTCTTGATACCTTATCCTTATCAGGAGTATACTCTAATACGGGCAAACCACTACGTCTTAAATCCTGTATCAATGATTGGCCACTAGCTTTCTTTTCAATAATACATACGTCTGGCCTATACTGATTATATAGTTCCTGCGATACTCTTCTCAAGTCTGGATATTCAAATTTTCCTCTGGTACTTCCTAACAAAATAAGATTGCTACCCCACAATTCTCTTCCATCATAATCCTCTTCAGGCATATCAAATATTCCCCACGTCTGGATTACGGTAAAGTCCGCAGTTGTCTTTGTGGAAAAAGCTGTATCAAAAGTTTGTATTACAAAATCACAAGAAGGAGGGTCACCATACTCCCAGCGTTCAACCCATCTCTTCTTAATAATCCCACCCTCTTCTGGTGTAGGATTCTGCATGTATAATGATTCCCAATACCTTGAACCATTACTTGCAATAATCTCTTCTTCATCTACTCGTAATACTTCGTCTGGCTTCCATTCAGGAAAGTAAGAACTACCCACAGGTAAACCTAATAACTCAGAAGCTTCTTCGTCAACCCAAGCAGGTATTTTAACAACCTCCCATGGATAGGTACTTTCCATATCCATTACTTCTTCCTGCTTTAAAAGCCAGCCGCATAAGTCATCATGATGGTACCGGGTATTAATAATTACAATAGAACCACCGGGCATGATACGAGTTCTCAAACCAGCAGGATACCACTCTTTAATATATCTTCTGCCAGCTTCTGAAAAGCTGTCTTCTTCCGACATCGCATCATCCAAGATTGCTATGTGCGCTCCCCGACCTGCAATCTGACTGCGAACACCAGCAGCATAATATGTACCATTCAGATTTGTTTTCCATTTACCAGCAGCACGAACATCACTCCTTAATGAAACACCGGGAAAAATATCTTGGAACTGTTCTGTGTTTACAATATCTCTTACAGACCTACCAAAGTCTGAAGCAAGCTGATCACTATGAGAGATCGTCAATATCTCATGCTGTGGATTATTACCAATATACCATGCTGGAAATATCTTAGAACAAATAACTGACTTGCTACTACGAGGAGGTAAAAAGACCATTAACCTTTTGATCTCACCATTCTGAACCTTTTGAAGTTTGTCAGAGAGAATTTTAATATGTCTCCCCATTTTCCAATCAGACACAACTGTAGGAGCAACAAGACGAACAAAGGAAATAAAGTCCATCTTACTTTTTTGTAACACAAGATCATCTAGAAATGTACTTAGTGTTGCTAGTGTATCTATAGAGTTCTCTATAGATTCTTCCATACCTTCTTCTAAATTCATATTTAACCTTTTGTTATTATTATTAAAATTAATTATTAAAGTTAATATTTAAAATATGTTTGTTCTGTTTCTCTTTAATCTATATAGACTATTATACACTATTTTTTATAATTATGCAAGCCCCCGATTAAAAAAAATTATAGATGTGACATTATTGCAACAGTACCATTGATGATTCATCTTGGTATTTTTTGTAAATTTTCAAGGGGGCTTATTTATATATATGTGCCTGCCTGCGTTTTTTGGGGTGGGGGTCTACAAAGTCTTATAGACTTTGACAGTCTGGCAAAAAAGTATTCTTTTTTGTACTTGACTGTGACAAATATGCAACACTTCAAAGAAGTGTCCCCTTAAATCTATAGATTTACACAGAATCTGTGACATTTTAGTCATAGACTAAGAGTTTATTTATTACTCTCTACTTAGCTTTCTTTGAAAGCAGAGAGTGATAAATAACTTACAAATCAATGGGTTATCGACAATCTGCTTAGTGTGACATTTATGTCACTGTCGATGAGAATCAACCAGCCCTTGATGAAGGGCTTGCCAAGCTATGATGAACTAATTAATAATCTACCTTGTGAGTTCTTACGAACAAGGTAGATGATTAATTAAAATGGAGGTTGAGATGCGGAAAATACTCAGCGAGGACGGCTTCGAGATTGAGGTCTATGACCTCGGTGGAAACTTGGTTGCTTCCTTCAGCAGCCTTGAAGAGGCTGATGATTTTGTTTATAACCACGAATTTGAGTTTCTTAGTGAGTTCTTACGAAAGGCTAATTAATAATCTTCTTAGTGAGTTCTTACGAACTAAGAAGATGATTAATTAAAATGGAGAAAATGAGATGAGCAAAATCGAATTGTTGAATGGTGAGTTTGAGTTTCTTGATGTGGAAGTATCCGCATTCAATGGCGGGTATGATGTCCACTCACTCTCCAATGGAGAGTTTCAGTTCTCTGCTGAGACACTGGACGAAGTAACCTATTGGTTAAGCGACGTTGAAAATTCCCTGCTGAATGGAGGGTAATTAATAATATCCCTGTAGAG